TTCATGGCGCCTCTTGCTGCGTGGAAAGGAGCAAACAATACACGCAGCTAGAACTTACTACGGCATGAAGCCGCTGCTAACCTTCTCTCCTCCTTCGCCACCGCCGCCCTTGAGGCCGGACTCGTCGAAGGACTTGATCTGGTTGATCTTGTTGCCAGCCTCGTATTCCTTGGTGGCCTTCTTGACGGCGACGACGAGGTTGACCTCGAGCTCGCCCTCCTGCTTGTCGAGCCAGTCCTCGATGTCCTCGTCTTTCCCGGGGCCAGTCGGCGCCGAGTCAACGAGCTGCTTCAAGACGAAGGGCGTGTACTCCGGTGGGAGCATCGCGTTCGTCCAGAGCTTCCGGTTCTCATAGGGACCGGACTGGATCGTGAACTCCAAGCTGTAGTAGTCCTTGTCAGGGTGCTTGGCGTTCTCACTTGTCTGGCGGGTCTCCCAACCAGTGAGGAGTCCGTGGTATGTCCCGCGGGGAAGCGGATCGAAACCGCCACCTTGTACTCCATCAAAGTCGACAACAGGCATCTTACTCTCCTTGAATCAGGGTGTGGATTTTGAACATTGTAGGATCCAGCATTACCTCTGGCATGCGTGAGGAACGATCCTTACACACAAACTCGTCCGTGCTGCTGGAGAGCACGAACCTATGGAGGGCTTCATCTGCGTCTTGGTCAAGCTCACCTGTCAGAGGATTCACCCTGACGTGCTTGGCATAGACGAAGAGAACAATGTCCATGAAGCCGGCGACTTCTTTCTTGAGCTTACCGGACAACATGGGGTTCTTTTTCATACGACCCTTCTTGTCTTCGCTCTCGTCCAAGAGCGCCGTGAAGACCGTATGCATGGGAAGATCGCGGAACCGACGAATAACTCGACGCATCTGCTCACCAAGCTTGCCCCATTCGCGAATGGAAGGGACATCAGGATCTCGTTCCTCGTCCTCTTCGACAACAGCCTTCATGATGTCGCCCATGATCATTTTGTTGACTTCAGACAGGCTGTCAAGAACAAAGGTCTTGTAGCCGTGATCGGTTGTCAATAAGGTCTGGTACACTTGAACGAGTTCAGCCAGACTCTTGATGCGGACAACGTCGACGTTTGGATAGAAGGCCTTAAGCGAGAAGCTTCCACCTTCAACGTCGCCGATCAGTACAGGTGACATATCAGGTACATCGTCGGCACTTCCTGCTAGGACAGTTTTGCCTGCTCCAGGGTCTCCATAGAGGAAGATGTTCATCCACGGAGGTGCTTGTCGAACTGATGTAAGAGTCAGCCCTCCAAAGCTACGTTCGGTTAACACAGATAGATCAGGCATTGGTTCTCGATTCTTTGACAAAGGATTGGGTTAGGATCCACTCGTAGTCCTGACCTTCCATCTTTGCGAGGCAGGGAGCGGCTGTTGGACAGTTGTCACAAGCCCATCGACCTGGATGAGGATAGATCCGAGGGTCGTTGATCATGTCTGCTGTCTCGTCTTTGATACGTTGGCGGATACCCATCAGCTCGTTAGTGTTCCGACTGATCTCTGTACGCCGTACGTAGGTTGTTCCGAAGTCTTTCAGCCATTGTAGATGGTCTGCATACAACTCTACGTCCTCACCAGCTTCGGTGATGGTCTTCAAGTAGATGTCGTGGCTTGTGTATGCATTCTGACTAACACTAAACCGGCGTCCAAGTCGAATGACCTTGTTCTCATTAGGCGGTACAGGGTAACCTTTCAGGATCTCATTGTAGATAGCACCAGCAATACGAGTCCCAGTCATTAGGCTGTAACCCATAATGTAGGAGCCCATCTGTTCGTCCATCTCAAGGAAGCGCAGGTTGTCGGGCATGCGCGCTGTCGTCTTATGGTCAAGGATCCAGATGCGGCCTTCCTTGTCCTGGCACAACAGATCGATACGGCCTCGGAAGACTAATATAGTCCCAGCGGACTTTGGGCAGTACTCGAGTTGCTCTTCGTAGGTGTCATAGACCGGTACAACGAAATCATATTCAACACCGAGAGGTGTGATCCCGTAGTCAAGGTCACGCTTTTGTACCCACTCGAAGTAGTGGTATAACATACCTCGACCAAGGTCCATGTGCTCATCGAACTTTTCCTTCCAAGTATCGTCCAACACTTCCTGTTTGGTTACTCGGAGGTAACGCTTCTTGGTTTCATTCATGTGGTCCACGAACGCCTGGATAGCATTCATGATGACAGCTTCACGTTTAATACCATCAGCTAAGACAAGAGACCACGTATCAGGGCAGTAGTAAACTTCCTCACCCTTATGAATGGCAGAACCAAAGAAGAACGGGGTAGGAGTCTCTTCAGGTTTCCAGCCTTGGCGCAGATCGCTCAGCCAGTTCCACCGCTCACGACATCCTTTGAACCCTTGAATGTCAGAGTTATGGATGTAAATAGGAGTTAGGCCTTCTGGGAAGTCGCCCATCCTTTGCTCCTTTCTTGTACTATTATTATATAGTAAGTCAACTGTGAAAGTCAACACCAGTCGACTAACTTTTCCCTGGCAGTATTGAGGATTATCGCCTGGCTCGCTTGCTAAGAAGGATGACAGCGATTGCCAGAAGGATGATCGCCAGAAACTGGAACCACTCCCTGATCATCTCCATGGGCTCATGCCTGACATGTCGTAGAGGACCTTAGCTCCACAGGCTTGTCGCTGCTTGTCTAGCGGTACGTCACTATTGAAATCTTGGTAGGAGTCGATGTCGCAGTCTTGACGTAAACGTGTAGCATAACCCGATCGGACATGGTTCTGATGTAGCTGCCAGTACCCGTGACAGCAGAAGGTCTTGACGCTATCTTCGTTTCTGCAGTTTGATTCACGCCAGCCCAAAGAGTCGAACACATCTGGTAGTCCTGCCTGTTGTCTATAGAACTTCATCTCTGCACAGTTATCTAGGCCGGCTGGTGCAAATGCTAGGCCATTCAATCCTGTAACTTGTGTGGCATTATTCTGTCGTACAGCCCCTCGTAGGGAGGCCAGAGTGACAGGTCCGGCTACACCATCGACTGATAATCCATTTGATTTCTGCCACGACTTCACTGCCTTCGTTGTTTGCGGACCATACTTGCCATCTACTGTGACCGTATACCCGAAAGCCTTTAGGCGCATTTGAACTTCCGTGACCTCTGTCCCTGTGTCACCCGGTCCTGCTGCCTGGACTGCTTGGTAGGCTCCAATGACGAACCCTAAAGTGAACCCAATAATGGCAATCACCATGATGCGCTTCATTGTGCTGTTCGCTTTAAGCTCAGTTCCGTCTGGAACGCTTGCATGTTGGACTTGGCTAGTCTGCGCAAGTCCTTCAGGTAGCCACGTACCATTTTAGGCACATGTCGATGAACACAGGGATCGTGCTGCTCTGCTAGATGCAGCAGGTACCGGTCAATGTCTGCGATGACATCTTGACAGGCCGCTATGTCCATCTGCAGCTTTGCAATCCGTTCCTGTCGTTGCTGACCTGCGTTGGGTGCTGGCTTGGCAGTACCATCTCGCAGTTCTGTCAACAGCTTGGGCAATGGCATGTCTAACTCGTTGGTCATGCTCTCCTCTTTCATGAAGCCCCAATTACCAGGGCAGTTACATTCGAAGCAGTTCCTAGGTTCACCACAAACTTCGCAGCGCTCAAAGGCTATCGCAACAGTATGCCTATCAATACCCGTTATGCCTGTCGCTCTTGAGTGGCAGTCGTTACAGATCATTCTACAATGCCCATCTTGATAAGGACATCTGTGAACTCTTTGGCGATGACAATGTTCTCTGGGTGGTTCTTAGTCCCACGCTTGACTTCCCAGTTAAGGAACAAGTTGGCGTGCAAACCATTTTCGATGTAATGTAGTACAGTAGCTTCGACCTCTTCACGTCTTAGCGGTCCAGACTCTACCCATGTAGTGCCGTTTATTCTATGCATCAGTGCCATTTTCGCGGGCCCTTCTTTCCTTGATCTGTTCAACAATGGCGATAGGCTTGCGCTCTCGTCCATGAGGAGTGAAGCCACTGTCAACCAATCCTGTGGTAACATCTTCCCCATTCAGTACTTTGACAAACATTTCTGCCCACATTGTAGTGGCCATTTGATTCTCGGCTGTAACAACTCGTCCATCGACTGAGACAGTCAACGTAGAAAGATTAGCTCCACCTAGCCGAAGCTTTTGTCTGCTACGTACTAATGGGAAGAAGGACACTTGCACACCTTCAACAACCTGCCACAGGGAGGGCACGGAACAACAAATTGCTGCCAGTGGTTTCTTCTCGAAGTCAAAGGCCCTGACAAGTGCTTGTGCCTGCGGATCATCCCAATAAGCTTCGGTGTCCTTCATGTTGCCTGATACAATCATGAACGCATTGAACTCGTCGACAACCTTTTCGGGATCAACTGAGTCAAGCGTCCGCTCAAGAACATTGCGACGTCCGGTGAGCTCGTCAGCAACTTCTAGGTCAGTTGAGATGACTTCAAAGGTCTTCCCAGCGTCAGCCAAGACACCTAGTGCTGTCCAAAGCTCATGCCCGTTATATCTGCGGGCCACAAGTAATAGAACGTCCTTCACTTGGTGATCTGTCCTCTCTCGACAGCGGCACGCGACTGCACTTCATCTGGAGTAATGGGCATTGGCGGCAAGTCTGCCTCAGTCAGCTCGTGACCCTCGGTGCCTTTAGCATTCGGATCCTCGCGGATACGTGCCAAGTAGATTTCACCTTGGCGGCTAAAGATTTCGACAGGCAGACTGTGCGATGAGATGTAGGCACGCAACGATGAGTACAGCCCTTGAAAGCTGTTCTGCATTCCAGTACGATCCACCATCACAAGGTCTTCATTGCTCTCCAGGAACATCTTCAAGATGGGATAGCTGACACGTCCTCGACGGCCTTCTCTCACATTGTTGATGCTGGCCGGATCTACCGGTACAAGTTTCATTTCTTGTCGTCTCCTAACAGTTGCTTGATCCAACTCCACTTCATAGCGACTCTGTCCTTCTTGTCTGTTTCGATTGTTCCTTCCACATAGATGTCAATAACGTCTACGACATTTAACTGGCCCATACGATCAAGTCTGTCTTCTGCCTGATTGTTCTTTGCCGGTGACCAGTCTCTGGAAAGGAAGATAATGCAGGATGACTTGAATAAGTCAATACCCTCTCCGCCAGCTCCAATAGTTCCTAAGAAGACATCCACGTCTCCCCTCTGGAAAGACTCTACAGCCGTTACACGATCTGTCTGTTTGACATCTCCAGTGACCTTTACGTAATCGATTTTGGACTTCTTCAGACGCTCTTCGAACAAGGTCAGTAGCTGTTTGAAGGCCGAATAGATTACAACTGGTTGTCCTTCATCGAGTCGTTCTTGCATTAAGTCCCACGCAACATCACATTTGGGACTAGGCTCGCTCATGTGAACCTTGTCGTCCTTATCGATGATGCAGTAGGCACATGCGAACTGTTGCTGTCGGACTAATCTAGAAATGACTGCGTTCGCTATAATGGGTGAGAGCTCGTCCTCATCGGTCGCGCCTTCCTCTTCCATCTTCGTATGAACCCAGGCGACCATCTCTTCAGTCATCTGCTTGTAAGCCGCCACTTGCAACTCTGACATCTGACACCAGTACTCCATAGGGTTCTTCTTGAGATGCGGAAGCACCTCTGACTTGAGTCGCCGAATGGTGTACATCGAAATGAGGTGTTGCAGTTCCTCTTCGTTCTGAGGTCCAACTACCTTCATGAACTTTTGATTGCCTCCATAAGAGGACAGCTCTTGTCTGGTATACCTCTTGCGGAAGTTCCAGTACGATCTCCACGAGCCAGGATACAGCCAGTTCAAGATACTCCAAAGGTCGTCCGGCATCCCTGTGGAAGGAGTGCCGCTAAGCCCCGTTTTGTACTGCGTAGGAACCTTCTTGATGGCCTTCGCAGCCTTGGTATCTTTGTTCTTGATACGGTGCACTTCGTCAGCAATGATGTGCAGCCATGGTTCCTTACTGAGATAGTCCACCAACATAATCTGGACGGCTTCCCAATGCATGACTAGTACATCGGCATTCTCGTTCTTGAACTGCAGCCAAGATCGACCACGTGCTTTAGGGTCGAGCATGACTACCTTAAGATGAGGTTGCATCATCTGAAAGTGCTTGTACCAACTATAAACGACAGCGCCAGCTGGACATACTACAAGCGTTTTCCCATTAGGGAAGTCTTGTCGTCGTACAGCATCAAGTGCAACTGCCATAACAGTCTTGCCTGTTCCCATCTCGTCAAAGATGGCGCAGTTAGGAATGTCAGGAGGCGCGAACTTGTTGACTGCTTCTATTTGGTAAGGGCGTAGTTCAATCGGCATGATGTCGTTCTTTAAGAACGTCCTCCCTGATAAGGTCTCCGCAGCGATTACACCAGGCTTCTCGAACCATGTCTCTGCTTTTGTCCAGCCAGTATGTCCATGTGATTTCCTTCCACGGAATGCGGTGATGGCAGCTCTTACATCGGACGCCAAGGTCTCTTCCGGCTTTGAGTTCGTCGAGAGAGACCTCTGCCTGTGTTCCGGCGAGTACGCCTTCCACCTTCCGCTTTCGTCGAAACGTCTTGTAGGTGTACTCATAGTCCGAAGAACTCATCAGTCTTCTTTACGTCTATGACCTTGCGTCCACATCTGCAGAGTTCTACCTCAATGTGTTTGTTACGAATGTGATGGTAAATGTTCTGGGGAGTAAAGTGCCTCAGCCTGGCATATTCTCTAGGTGTGAGGAACCCTACTTCGGTCGCTTGATCCTCCAGATCGAAACGATCCAGGTCCTCCGGATCCATTGATGCTCCTTTCGTTTATAGACGCATATAGACCGTTGTCTATGCGAGTCTAACCGTTGCCCGAGCGCTCTGCGCGAGAGTAGTAACAGACGATGGTAGACTCGAATAGACTTAGTCGTGTGGCATCAGGAAGCTAAGGATCAAGGCAATAAAGACAAGTGCGAGAAATACTACCAAGCACCACTTAAGAACCTCAATCATTCCACTTCCCGGCTGTCCCTTAAGTCTCGTCCTACAGCGTCCTCAACAGTACGCATGCCTGCCGACAATCTATCATTGGACAGATTCTGAAAGGTTTTAGGACCTCGATTTTCATCCGGCTTTGGAACTGTACCGTCGATTCGAATCTGTACAGCCCATCGTTCGCCTACATCGCGGCATCGAGTATTGATGCACCGGAAGAACTTGATGACGCCATCTCCAGATGGTGCCTTGTTCTCTGCTACTTCGTCACCAGCTTCATGACAAGTAGGGCAACGACGTGCCTCTTCAAACAATGTGTCAGGCAACTTGGGCCTCCAATCTTTCGACTCGCCGTTCCAGAGTTCGAATGTACTCCCATACATCCTTGATGCGCTGGTCGGCAGCTTGGTCTTTGGGTGAATCCTCTTTCAGAACGGGCTCTGCATGCGACCTCCACAGGGCGTGAGATGGCGGCTGCATAATAGCCCATTGACTGCCATGCCCACCGCCTCCACGGCGCAATTGTCGAACGCAGTCCATAGCTTTGAGAGCCCGCATCACTGAGGTGTAGTACGGATTACTCAATCCAGTGGATGCTACGAGCTTGGTCAGAGACCCTTCGTAGATCCGACCTTCTGGGAAGTCCTGAGCCTCTTTGTCCATTTCTTTGAAGATCTGTTCGCAGTATCCGTACAGTGCTGGAAGTGGATGAAGCGCAGCCGGTGATGGTTCAGTCACAGAACAGCTCCATCTGTAACAAGAATGTACTCACCCTGATCATCGTTGAACTCGAAGACTGGCTCGCACCAAATCTCTGTCTCGTTGTTCGGCTCACGTGTCATCATGACTAGGTCACCGTATTGTCCCTGTAGACTTTCCAGTTCGACAATGGCGTCACTGATTTTCATTGGTCTCTCCGTTCGAGTTGAAGTCGCAGACGTACTCGCGCGACCTTTTCCTTGTGTTGCCTCATTTGAAAGAGTTGCCAGATGACATTGTTCTCTTCTGCTACCTCCAATTCTGGGACTTCTCCATCAATGCCGTCGATCCACATTCCAAGAATGTCCTCGACGACCTCAGCTTCGTCGTCACTCAGCTCTAGCTTCATACTCTATTATACCTTATTGTCAACAAAAAATCAAGAGGTCCCACTAGTGAGCCATATATTCGGACACATACCAGATTTCGATGGTGTTCTTCGCCTGTGCCCAGAAGTCAATCAGCTGCTCCCAAGTGTAAGCCTTAGGCGCCTTAGGTCCAGTAGAGTACCACAATCCGGCACACTTGATGGCCGCATAGGCATACATCTTCCCGCCTTCAGCGAACTGGTAGTCGAATCGAATGACAGCACCCTCTTCGTATTCATCGTCGCCGAACTGTTCAAGCACTTCGAGCTTGGACATAGCTCGTTCGATCGCCCTCTCCCAATAAGCCTTGGTAGCAGAAGGTGCCCTGGGAGATGAAGCTGCCTTGGGCTTCCATACTGATCCGTAATCATAGTCTTCGTCGGAGGGCCGATTGATGTAACTCATGTTTGCTCCTTTGTTGCGAACCAGCAGTCGCTGGGTCCTTTGTCTTCACGCCAACGCAGAAATTGCGGATGACGTGGAGTTCCTGCAGTGAGTCCGAAGTGCTTAACTTCCAAGACCCATTGCTGTTGGATGATTCGTTCTTGTCTGGCTGTAATCCTGATGCGCTCATCGTCGGTCATACCGCTGCATCGCACTTCGACATCATCTTGAGTCGTACAAACGATAGCGCCTATCAGACCTTCGTACTTACCTTGGCCAGGATCAAAGCCTGTAACGTAGGCTTCATAGGTGTCAAACTTCTTGACCTTGTACCAGTTGTTAGCTTGTCGCTTACCTGGATGATAGTGAGCAAGAGGGTTCTTAACCATAACACCCTCGCCGCCGTGTGTCACGATCCAGTCATACAAGCTTTCCTTCCAGCCAACCCATTGGCTAATGACTGCTCCCCAACTAGCTCCGAAGTAGTCATATGAGTCTGCCTGCTCGTCTTCGCATCTCTCCAAGATAACTCGACGTTCCCATAAAGGTGCATCCATATCAGGGATGTCAAAGATCATGGCGAGCGGAAGCTCTTGGCCAGGCTCTGGGTTATCCCAGTCGACAATGAACTCAGCTGCCTTACGTTGTGCCTCTGCTGCACCCGAACCCATAACCCTCATCGTCTTGTTGAAGTCGAAGTTGAGTGTACTGAAGCTAGCTCCTGAACGACTTCCTGTCCAAGTGTCGACATAACCGAGCTCGCAGTCGAACCATTCGTAGCCGTGCTTCAACCAGAAAGAACGAAGGTCATTCTCGGCCTTCTCCTTCCAGAGGTCAGGTATCTGAGGCAGAACATCTCGGCCGCTTCGAGTTAACGCTTCCGTCAGTTTTCCATACGGGAAATGCAGAAGCAAACGCATGCCATCGTACTTGGGCTCGCACAACCAATCTGGACCGATTTTACGGTCCATGTCTTGGTGCTTGAGCGCTACTGCCATTTGTGGTAACATCAGTCAGGCACGCAGATTAGACCAACTTGATGCTCCATAGGCGGGCACTGTTGATCAGGCCAGCAAACATTGCCTATCTTGATTTCGAGCGGCATACATTGAACCGGCCTAGGCGGCTTGACCTTGCGCGCTGCCTCGACAGATGTACCTTGAATTGAACTGCCCAAAAGGACCAGCCCAACTAATGTAATACGGGCAATCATGATTCCTCCTTAGATGACCGTCAGTTGATCGACTGGCAGTCGCATAATGGTTCCATCTTCTGTTTCGTCAAAGACTAGTACGGGGACAGTGATGTCTCCATAGTCCTCATCACGAAGTACTAGACCCTCTAGCTGTTGCTTGTCGCAGTACACACGCCATCCCTCTTTGAGACGAATCATGGCACCGGTAAGCGGGTCAGTATCCATACTTTGCTCCTTTCACTAGCGTGCCCTGAGTGGGATTCGAACCCACACTGCCCAGCAGCTGAAGACTGGGTCTCGCCATTCGAGTCAGAGCGACCATCGTGTCCGGAAGGAAGAATCCGTCACGAGGATGCGAGGCTGCCGACGGCGGGTAGAATCGGCAGCCCCGCGAACTGATTACGCCTTCGACGTTTCGGGCGTCGGGGCCACTGCAGCAGCCGTGTTGGCCTTCGCAGCGTCAGCCTTCTCCTTCTCCGCCTTGGCCTTCTCGCGGTCGCCCTTGCGCCCCTGCAGCGCATCATACCACGTGTTGGCAGCAGCCTCATCGACGATCCATGCGCCATCGGTGTTCTGCTTGGACGGGAACGGGTTCTTGGAACCCGCAGCGTTGTTCTTCAGGTACCCGTAGATGATCTGCGGGCGAATGCTCTCACGGTTCTGGTTCAACCTCTCGCCGAGGCGATGGGCGAATTCAACCGGTGTAACGTATCCGTCCGGCAGAGGAGCCTTGACCTTCTTTGCGGCCTTCTCTTCTGTCGGGGCTTCCGTCGCAGCCTTGGCCTTGACGTCTTCGGTGCTTGTAGCCATGATGTCTTGTTCTCCTTGTTGTGGCGATCGCTCGCTGTCATTATCTATTATACCTGATTCCTCAACTGAAAGCAACGCGGCAGTTGAAGTTTTCCCTGGCAGGAGACACGCTTTGCATGTCACGCCAGACTGGAACGCGGTCTGCTCTTCGAAGTCCTTCGTCCGAACTCCACAGGCCGCGATGAACATCGGTCCCTTCTCTCTGAACCGAAGTAGATGAACTGTCTTCACTCTTGGCCTATGCCCTCACGAATGATTGGACGAACTTCCCAAGAATCTTTGACCAACTCGTTCGACATGGCGAAGTCATACGCTGCCGCCTCATCGTCGTGGAACAAAGCTTGGAACTGGCCTTCTTCGTTGTAGACCTCGTAGATGGTAGTCATTGTACCTCCCTCACGAGAGCATGAACACCACTCAGAAGTCTTCCTGCGATGTCCATCAAGGCCTCATCCTGATTCTTGTCAGCAATTGCCTGAATCTGTCCGATATCGCCGCCCATCTGAATGGCTATAACCACCCATGAACGCTCGTTGGCCTTTTGGGTAGCTGCACGTCGACGCTGACGATTGACTGCCAGTTTGTCTTCGCGGGCCTCCTTCTTCTCGTCCCAGACTGGTGTGCTCGGGTCGCCGTAGCCACCTTCGCGCCAGTAGTGCAACGTGGCTGTGTGCTTCTCGATCCCCTTCTTCCGAGTTCCGAGGTTCCAACAGTACACTCCTGGCAGCGCGCCGCAAACCTGGCACGCTTCCGACTTCTTACGCTGATGTCCTATGCCCATTACTGTCCTTTCCGTTTGAGATTTTGCTTCATACATATATTATACTACATCCGACATATGACATTTCAAGAGGTCCCACTCAAAATAAGCGGCTCATGGCTTGTAAACCGCCACGCTGGTTGGCGTTTCCCAAACGGCCACTTCGATTAAAGTCCAGTCCGACTGCTCCCTGTGGAGGATATGATCACGCATCTCCCAGAAAAACAGTTCAGCCAGATTCTCGGCCGTCGGGATCTTGTCGATGAAATGGATGTTCATCCCATGCGCATCCTTTAACAACCTCCACAGGACGATATTCGGATCCTCCCGATAGAAGATGGCGCCGTGGTCATACATGTCGTGAATACAATCCACCATAACCGTCTTGAGGTCCGAAAAGTCGACTACCATACCTTGGTCGGAACCTTCTCGCTGGTTGATATCGACGTTACCGACCGCCGTAGCCTCTACCCTGTACCGGTGGCCATGGAGATTGTAGCACTTTGACTTGTGGTAAGGGACGCGATGTGCCGCGTCGAACTCAATCGTCTTGGTAATGGTGTACATCTAGCATCCTTTGTAGTGCGATTGATGGTTGTATGTGATTGGGTCGAAGTTTGTCGACCAGCACCTGAGCTTTCATACCAGCTTCCCAGTCACTATGATCCCACGGGCTATCTTCAGTACCTGTAGTCCATGTGTATGTACCCCAGTTTCCTTCTGGATGCATACGGGCTCGCGAGTAACCGGCCTCAGCCATAGCTGCCTCATAGGCGTGCTTCCATCTGAACTCGGCCAGGATCTGTTCGTCAGATAGGGGTAACATCAGGCATCCTCTTCTGTCCACATCTGGACTTGTTGCGCAGGGATATAGGTGTTCTTCCTGCCATACTCCTGATGGATGACCAAAATACCATCTTTGACCAAGCACCCGGTGACTTTCTCAAAAGTCGTGTCACGTACGTCGTCCTGCCAATAGAGGTTCCAGTACACTACGACTGTCTTCATCTCAGCTCCGCTCTGTCTAGGTATACGAATGAACCTGCACTGCGAAGAAGTTCCTTCCGCGATGCACTGATATGTGGTTTCCAATCGGTGTGCTGTGAACGATTCAAGTCTAGCCGTTCACACATCTCTCGGAAGGTGTACAGGATGTTATCGCACGGAGAAACCCGTGCTACATACGTTCCACCAAATGAACTAGGCGCCGTTACACGTACTGCAATTGGTCCTTTGTACTTAATGTACCTGTTTAGCAAGTTGACGATAATGTCAGCTAAATCGACCGCATCCTCCTGCATTGGATTGAGAGGAGTGTCTGTAAGGTCGAACTTACCCATCCAAGTGAGTGTTAGATGTTCCTTGGGATGCAACAGATGATCGGGTATTAGTGCAATATGCATCAGTCCACTCTCCGATACAGGTTGTCTCCCTCAGAGTACACTCCAAGAAGTTGTGTCTGATGGAACGGTAAGCAGTTGAAGGGAAGTCTGATAATCTCCCACGTCTTGCCGCCATCATGACTGTACTCTACCTTACCCATCACTCATCCTCCTCGTCATCCCAGCCTCGGTCATCGAAGTCATCGTCCATGATCTCGTCGGCATGCTCCATGTCGTACTTATTCTCGTTGTACCACATGAGTTCGGCATCTTCGTTCCAGTGCGCATAATCGCTCACCGGCGGAATGTTATCTCCACGTCGCCTACTCATAACGGAATCAACAGTCTCTTGGACGTCAGTCCTTGTGAATGCGGATAGCCTTCGGACTTGAGGTGCTCTTCGCACATATTTGCCCAAGGTCCAAGTTTCGTTTTGCCGTCGTATGGCGCGGGAGTCTTGACCCCGTATTCCATACCACAAATATCGCAATCTGGCAGTTCACCATACCAGGCTATTGGTCGGGCCATTATATCCTCCTCGTCTCTTCATCTTCGTTACTGACAAAGTACTCGACGATCAAGTCGTGCTCGTTCGGATCGAACTCGTCATCCCAGTACTGCTGTTCCGGATCGGTATCATCTCCGGCTAGGACGCGCCACCCTAGGGCTCCTCCTAGGTTGCCAACTCTAGCGCACTCGTCACCAGTGGCTGCGGCCCACAAGAGTTGCTCCTCCGATGGCTCGCCCTCTACGACTGTAATCGTAATAGTCGAAGTGCGTGTATGTTGGAAATAGTGTTCCTGTACCTCACTGGTCATGGTAACTCATTTCATTGCCTTCCATGTCGCCGATCTCCTCGTCGAACTCTGATTGGTTGACTCGCGTACGGAGGTCGTCACGAAGACGCTGTCCAAACGCGTTGTAGTTGGCGTCGCAACCTCCACAGCGGAGATCGCCCTGGCCACGGAACCGGTAGATTAGGTGTCCGCAGCGATCGCAGTTCCCCTGGACGTTAGACCTATCGTCCTGCCCAGGCTGAATGGTCATCTTCATGACTCTTCCTCCTTTTCCGCCTTGGCGCGTTCTTCGGCCAAGATCTGATCGAACTCGTCGCGATGGCGGGCAGCCAACTCGCGGTAGGCACGCTGTATGGAGAGGTTGTACTTACGGATCCAGACCTGTTGCTTTTTGGCCCGAATGAGTAGTTCTGCATCGGTCATCGGTATACTCCCTTCTGTAGGTCTTTCGGATGTCCTCTGAACATCACCAGAACGTCAATGACGAGATCCTTCCAGACCTCAGTCGTGACATCCCAGTACTGTGAATACCGCATCATCGGATACGTCGCCTCATCTGTCCAATCGTACAGACCGACATTTTCGCCCTGCACAATCAACGACCATTCCTCTTCGTGCATTTCGATACGACTGAGGACGATTCGGTGGACAAAATCCGTGTACTCACTGTCAGACAGGAGCCCCGCCACTATGGACTGAACAATGTTCTCCCTGTCCGTAAGGTACATCGGCCACGCCTTTTCAGACTCGTGACTTGATTCGGTTGTCATCTGGTCTCCTCCAGAGTCAGGATTCGTGTTGCCACGACTTCCTCGTAATGGTTATTGCGGCAAAAGAACCCTTTGCCTACTCCAGGCGCTCCAACTGTGTAGAACGCTGTTGGCTCACCACAAGCACCGCACGGTGCCCCGTCAAAGACGTTACACACGTGCTCTGCCGGATCATTCCATGTGTACGCGTTGCAGCAGTCCAGCCAGACCGCTTTTGAATCTTCCACTGTACTCTCCTATTCTGTCAGCCAGAGTCTGAACTCTGGGGTTAAGATTCTGTTCAACATCGGCGTCTTCGTCCGGAGTCCATCCGGTACGTGAGCCGCTGTCATCATGATTACTGCCGTTCCTTGATCGTAACCGCAGTCTAACAGGCACGAGTGGATTTCACACACGAGTTGCTCCTCGTCCGTGAGCTCCACTGTCCTGGCATCAATGTACTTCATGTTACTCCTATTATACTACAACGACGCGCGGACATCACGGAAGATTTCCTAGTCACCACGGTAGTGGAACAGCTCACCGAACGAGCGCTCAAGAACCTTGAACTCCTCGTCAGTAATGATTCCGGCATGTTGTGCGCCTCGAACCCAACTGTACGGCGCTCCGTAGTAGTAGTCATCGGAAGCATGCCTCACAGCCCACTCTTTGGTCTTGTACCTCAGATAGGCGCCATGCGGCTCGTCTTCCAACTCTTGCGTGTGATAACCCTTACGAATTGCCGTCTTGATCGTGCACAACCTACTCCCATCCAAAGAGGATGTGGAGTAATCATCGTGGACGATCTCACACCACCACGCTGGTCCAGCAGGTCCACCTGTGAACGGCTGCGAGTACGTTGGCAGCTTACCAATCGTGCCCGGCTTCATATCGTAATAGTTGTACACTCGCTGCCCGAGTTTGAGCGGAACCCACTCGTGATCGGCCAGTTCGAATGTTTCCGGCACTTGTTCCATCACTCTTCCTTCCACATTTCATCCCAGCACACTGGGTGTGTTCCTGATAGGATCATTTCGCGTTCATCCGCCGACAACTCCGGCAACGCGTTCTGAATGTGCACGTCGCGATCTCCGAACCGCCAACGATTGACCTTGTTGGCCAACTGTTGAGGCAGTGTCAGCTCTGAACGCTCACCGCACACCATACACCGACCAACAGCAAATGTTTCGGTCGGCGTGCCTGCTGGTATGTCAGGCCTTGAATCACCATGTTCCATAGCGGATTGTCCCTTCCTGATACAGCGCCACAATGCGTGGCTTGATGATCGGTTGGATGCGGGTTTCCCATTCCTCACGAGGAACGTCGAACTCCCACGTCCAGTTGCCGAAAAACGTCGCGACAGGTTCGCCGGCCGTTAGGCCAGTGTCAGCTAAGACACTGTTGATGAGGTCGCCAGGCCTGATTCCTCCTGGCGGGCAATCCAAGTCAATGGTCTGCATTTCATGCCTCCTTCGTGAACTCAATCGTAACGCCTGAGTCATACTCAATCGTCACCTTCGTCCATGCCTTGTTACGTGTCAAGTAACGATAAATGTTGGTCTCAGAGTACCGATCGTAGTTCTGAACGGTCTCGTAAGCCTTGTTGGTGATACGGTGCCCCTCGCGGAACGTCATCTCTCGGATCTTCATCCGTACCCTTTCTGGTTTGGCCGCCGAATCGCGGCAGTGGGCGAAGCGGCGGTGAAGCCACAACGCCCGGTCGATCAGAAATCGACGTCCCAGCACTCCGTAATATCCGTGTGATGGTTGATAACCAACTTCCCGCCTGCCCAGTCGCAATCTTCCTGCGCCGCTCCTGGGTCATCCGTATTCATGATAAGGTTCAACGTGTCTCCCGGCTCGGCGTTGAACGAAAAGTTGTAATCGCTCGGGATCCAAATCGTTTGGCTTGGCCTTTCCTCCACAGGCGGTATTGACGGCGCCGGGGAGTCAAGCGGCCCTACTGGACAAGTTAGTCCAACTGTCGCTAGCCCGAACATCAGGAGTGGTTTCACTTCACTACCTCCACATTGGTTTCTGCCATAATCGTCATTGGCGGGAAATATTCCACGACTATGTCGACTGCCTCCGCAACAACGCGGTGGAACTCGACTTTCCTCACAACCCACACTGGTTCTTGGTCAGGCGCGTCTGCGATGTTAACACGCACCCACATTCCTGCCTTCAGGTCTCTGGCCTTCATACCATCACCATATCCTTCAAGTAGTGTTCGGACGCGTATCGCACTGCACGCTTGTACAACAGGAGGCTTTCGACATCTTCCATCAAGTACGTGGACTTGTGGTTATACGTCGCGATTACGTGGTCGATGTACTCGAACAACGTAACCTTGTCAGCCAATTCGTCTTCCTGCCATACAGTCAGCGCCACGAGGAAGGCTGCTCCGTCCTCGATTGCCTCTTCCCTTGTCATTTCTGTCCTTTCCTGACATTGACGGTCGAAGTCAAGTGACTTCGTACGAACCGTCAATATTTTTTTCTTCATACATATATTATCACATAACGGACCTATGCCATTTCAAGAGACCTTTGGCGGCTTTTCAAAAATCCGCGGACTCGAAGTCGCGCGGTGTGCCCCTTTGCCTAAGGACTTTTGTTGTACTTGAGGATATTGAGGCGAAACGGTGTTGTTGCACATAAACTACCATTTAGTTGTGAAAAGATTGTACCATGTGATACATAGCCTCAACTGCCTCAATAAGTCCCTCTAGATTCAGTACCTGTTGTTTAGTTCAGGTTGTTGACATCAATGTTGCTCTTAGTTACTTTGTTAAGGATATATTAGGATAAACCCCTTTATATATTACATATTGTTACCTATATATTCCACGTGTTTCGCGTATTACAGGCAGCTCTCCTTAGGGATTACGGTAATCGTTGCTATATAGGGTATACGCCCGCGTTTCCTCAACGTAGATTGTCGAACCGTTAACTAAAGTTCACATGGGATATCATAGACGTGGCGCGATGAGGCGATGATACCAATGTACCACTACTACTCCCTGCGGCGCCTTCATGTCAGTCCCGCCCTGTGGAAGATCGTTCACGTGGGACCCGGGCCGGGGGGAACTCCGACCGTCATATGTAGTGCCCTGTACGGGTTCGACTTTGAAGGGCGACACGCCTGTCGAGATTGAAAGGTAGGACCCCCGGTAGGCAATATGAAGGGGAGGAGGCCGAAGCCCCCTCCCCGTTGTGTTCAGCTCTGGTCGAGCTTGGCCTTGCGGCGGGCAACGAACGCTGCTGCGAACGTCTCCGCCTGGACCTTGGTCAGCTTACCATCGGTCGAGAGGCCCTTGACCATCCCGTTCTTCCGATAGTTGTACATGTGTTGTTCACGCACATGTGACCAGCGGGACCCGAGGGCCTTCACTCCGGCCGCGTTGACCAACTTGGTCAGGCCGTACATGGTGACGTCGGCGACTTGCGTCGCGGGCGCCTTGGTTTGGGTTTCCATATCATCCATACCTTAATTATAACATATCCGACCTAGGCCATTTCAAGAGCCCATGGGCGGCTTTTCTCAAACAAGCCGACAGGTGGGACCCCTCCCGCTGCTCCGACCGTCATATAGTGTGCCGCTGTACGACCCCACCGCCCCGCCGGGTGGGACCCCGCAACTCCGACCGTCATATATGGTGCACTGCACCGACCAGTGGGACCCAACTCCGACCGTCTTATAGTGTGCTCGCGTAGGCCCCCTCCCCGTACGACCCGTGGGACCCGGCGGCGTGGCAGGCCCGGGCACGGGCAGCAGAAAGGCCCCGGGGGCCAGTCCGGGGCCTTCTGCCCGTGGTAGGGGCACCTGCCGGCATTCGCCACGGCCGCGTGGGGCTGGGTGGCTCGAGTCCGGCCGGCGCCCCGGCACGAGAACCTAACAAGAGGTAGGAGCCGAAGCTCCTACCTCT